CCGCTTGCCTACCAGCACGCCGCCCCGCCGCCCGTCTGCTACCAGCAGACAGCAACCGCCCGCCCGCATCCCGTCCCGCCTGGAATCCGCCACGGCATCCAATCCGCACGATATGACCAGCACGACCAACAAGAGAGGGGAGAAGGGAAGGGGAGAAGGGCAACAGATGAGGAGCCGCGCCCACGTGCAAAGAATTTTTTCACCCGTCCATATATAGAACGAACCCCGCCCCGCTACACCCCGAAGGACACGCCCGCCGCCTGCATCCTGCACCGCCTCCAGCGTCCTTTTTCCGCCTGCCTTGCGTCCCGTGCTGACCGTCTGCAATTCTGCTTTTGGAGAGTTTGCAGAACCCGACGCCCAAAACGCCCGACAACAGACGCAACGCCCGCCCGCCCGCCTGCACCATGCCTACCAGCGGACGGGGGAGCCTTTACATTTTCAGCCCGCCGCCATTTCTGACGAAATGACTCAGTACCTCTACTCTATCGCCTCTACGCATTTTCTCTCATTTTCACTTCGGTAATGATCTCGGCCTTAGCACGTCAATAAATGATTTAACCCGTTCCCTAATAATTCAAAATTATCCCTCAAAAATACGTCTGCCGACGAATATTACACAAAAATTCAAACATTTATTGACGATCTCTTGACCGAAAGGAACAAATAAAACTAAATTTTCCGTTGACTTTTCCCCGTTTCTGTGGTAGAATAATTTAAGGAAGACAGCGACTACAGACGTTCAATAGCAACGTAGAAAACGAGGTGGATTATGGACGCTCAACTTTCTTTCTTTGATCCGCATACGAACACCGTACCGCATATGGAATGCAAAATTATCCCGATGCCCGGTGTTCCTGTTGCTGAACAACCTCCTCGTAAGACGAACTACCGTAAGGGAGAAGAGCAGACCGTATTCCCGATCAAGTCTCGTGACCAGCTTACCGCTATGGCGTCCTGGTTGCGGGCCAACGCAGATCCTAAGTATCTGCTTGCCTTTACGCTCGGAATCAACCTGGGACTTAGAGCTAACGAGCTGCTGGAACTCAAGCGCTCTGACATCTTCTTCCCGGACGGGAGGATTCGGTACATTGTTGGAGACTACACGGATACTACGGATCGTATCTCAGTCTTCCAGGATAAAGTAGACAAGCGACGTGGGCTTTACCTCAATGAATCTTGCGTTCACGCCATCCAGTGGTATTACGGAGATACTGGCAACAACTATTCTGACCGCTATATCTTTTCTTCCCGTGAAGGTGGACACATCGAAGTTGACACCTTACGGAAGATTCTCAAGCGTGCTGCTAAGGCTTGCGGCGTTAAGCAGAATATCGGAACACATACGTTACGGAAAACGTTTGGATACTTTCATTACCAGAGCAACCACGACATTGTGTTCCTCCAGCGGCTCTTCGGCCATTCCAGCGCTTTGATCACTATGCGGTACATTGGGATTGCAGATGAAGAGGAAAAGCGAGCTTACCACGAAGTCTCCATTGACCTGATTAGCGATATTTAATTCTTCTGATTGCCACGTCGCAATCTATCAGAAGACATCAGACTTACCAGGTGTGAAAAACTCTAAAGCACGCTGCCAGCTTTGTGCCCGCACCAAGCTTTTTGGTTAAGCCGCTACGAAGTCTACCGTATACCTAAAGCAAAATAGATAGTAAAGCTTACCACCTATTCCGCGAGCGAAGCGAGCGGCTTAACGTGCAACCTCAATTTTCAAAAAACACGATTTTCATAACTTTTTAGCCCACTTTGAGCGTAGCGAATATACCCCTTTCCCCTCTAAGGGGCGGTTTTGAAAAACCCAGTGTTTTCAAGGCTTTGAGGGGTGTCAAAACGCAATTTTATCACTTCCAAAGTGATAAACGCATTTTCCGATTCTGAACTTTTGAACTTTTTTCGCATTTTAGGAGGAGCGGCATGGACAAGATTTGTGACTACGATGAGGCGTTTACACGCCGCGAAATGTATGAGGAAACCGGGCGCTGCTTAGATTGCCTGGCTAACCCTAACTGCCCGATGCACATTAAAGCTCTCCTGGAGCATTATGGCCTATGGCACAAGAAGGGAGGTCGGTAACAATGTCGGTTATGCGTGAAGTAGCACAACTACAAGAGTCTTATCAAACGCTGGTCGATGAAAAGCGGTTGAGCAAGCGGGCGATGTGCAGCCTGTGTATCCCATTTAGAGACAAGTACGGGCTGACAGATCTGCAAACGCTTAGGATCGCCCGCAAGGAAATGGAGCTGTCGGAAATGGTTGACTTATTGGAGGGAGGTGGCGATGGTGGGCAAACATAATTGTGAAAACTGTATTCACAAAGTAGTGTGTGCTCTTTGGGAGATTCAAAATGAACTTTGCTACTGCAAGTGTGTACATTATCATCCCGCATTTACATTGTCGAATGATCCGCTGACGTGGGAAGAGTTAAAAGCTGAAACAAAAATCAATCCGGTTTATAGCATAAAATATGGCTGGATATTCCCAAGTACTGTTAAAGACGAACCGTACAAACAAATATGGTTCTTTACATCAAAAGGATTTGCTCAGACGGAGTTGTTTTACCGCGATACATTTTATCGCCGCCTGCCAGAGGAGAATAATAATGGGTGAATGCTGTCAATGCAAATACTGGGATAATAGCCAGTGGATAATGAATAAGTACGGAGAGGGATGCGGGCAGTGCCAGATGGATGGGCAAATTAGGTTTTGTTCGCACAAATGCCCATTTGCAAGCCCGTTAGAGGAAAAGACAAAATGAAAGTACCAGAATATATCCGACGCAAGATGCACAGGGCTGCAAATCTGCACGCGGAGGCATCGGTGCTCACGAGACAGATTGATGAATGGTTTGAACGCAGAGGTTATTCCATGGAAGACTTACGCTGCGGGGATGGGCTTAGTCTTGAGGAATTAGATTACGGAAATGATGTTACAGATGCGTTTTGTGCCCGAGTTGAATCTGGGGAGTTCTTAGATCATCAGAGAAGGGATGAAGAGCCGATATGAAGCGGTTGACCAAGAAGATTGGCGATCATTACACTTATTATGACTGCAATATTCTGTGCGACCAGTGTTTTGGGGGCTGTAAGGTATCCCAGGAAATTATTGATCGGTTGGGTGCTTTGGAGGACATTTTAGAGAATAGCTACGAACTGAGTAGACTGATAGAGACGCCCCAGAATGGCCGCAAGGTAACAGAAATAAAAGATTGCATAGAACGAGAAGTTGTTCTAAAATATCTTAAAAGCAGAAAAGCGCACTTTGTGGATGACATTGGGAAGGGGTGGGGCGCAGGTATAGACGCAGCTATTGAAGGGATTGAAAATCTGCCCGCTGCCGACGTTGCCCCGGTGAGGCATGGGAGATGGATTTTCGACCACATGACCGGAGAATGGTCTTATTACTCTCGTTGTTCTGAGTGTGGGCATCAAGAGTTTTTTGCAAATGATAGCGTAGAGAAAAGACATAAATATTGTTATTCTTGTGGCGCTCTGATGGACGGGAAGGAGAATGATCATGCGGTTAATTGATGCAGACGCTTTAGATTTTACCTTTGACCGGAGATGTTTTTCTGCCGGAGATGAACAATATGTGCGTGGAGTGGATGACGCTATTGGTGTAATAAACAATGCTCCTACTGTTGATGCCGTATCTGTGGTCAGGTGCCGGGAGTGCCGCTACCATCTTCCAAAAGGTTCTGTTTGCCAGTTATCCGGTACGGATATTACTGAAGACGATTTTTGTAGCCGAGGCCAGCGAAAGGAGGGCGTATGAAACGACTGACAGGAAGAAAAGGTGGGTGCGCATATCTCATCGGATGTATCTCTAAAGAGACTGGCGAAGAAGTTTGAAAGGAGAGTATATTTATGGCTCGACTATATAAGCTCACATTGTATGTGTGTGATTTGGAAGATAATCTTTCTCTGGGTGAGATAAAGGATGCGATTCGTCAAGATGCGCTTGACGGGATCTCTACATCATGTGTTACTCATTTTGCCAATGAAAAGATTGGCCCGGAGGTTGATTGGGACGATAACATTGATTTGAACAAAGTAGATTCCACAACAGAGCAGTGGGAACGTTATTTTCAATCTGAGCAAGATGAAGTTCCAGACCATAGAAGATTGGAGTTTGGATAATTTATTTATTGATAGAAACAAAGAAAACTAATCAAAGAAGGTGAGATTATGGTTTCCGAAGACGAGGTTAATCTACTTAGATTTGAGAATATTGCTTTGAAAGATGAACTGCGTACCTATCGGGACGCTGCCCGCCTTTATGGGGTTGACCCTGAGACAATGCTAACGTTGGCTAAGAGTCAAATCAAAACCTGTGCTGATAATATTCGATTGGTTGAGAAAATGCAGGAAGTGCTGTCTCTCTTCAAATATATCCCGCAAGATCTGACGGGGCAGGATGTCTCATGTGCCATTACTTGTTATGACGGGAATAACGAAATGCCATATTGTGATCTGGTTTATGCCGGGTTGAGCGTGTTGCAAAAATATTTGAAGAAAAGGAGTGAGTATGATGAATGGAGAAAAGGTAATCTGCCGGAGGGTTTCTGAAGGAGTATATCTAAATATTCCTCAGACCTTCAATCTGGATCAAATCGCAGAATCCGGCCAGTGCTTTCGCATGACGCCAATTCAAAACGGGGGATATGTAGTTGTCAATGGCGTTCATGTAGTGAAAATTACACCGCATGAGAGCTGCGGTTATGTTTTTCACTGTAGCTTTGATGAGTTTAGGGATATTTGGATTCCCTATTTCGACCTTCGCGTGGATTATGCGAAGTATCAAAAGAAAATGGCCGAAGATCCGTTTTTGCAGAAAGCAATCGAAATGGGCGGCGGGATTAGAATTTTGAAACAGGATTTATGGGAAACAGTAGTTACATTTGTGATTTCCCAACGGAACAATATTCCACGCATTCATAAGTCCGTAGACACTCTGTGTCGTTTGTTTGGGACTCCGTTGGACACGATTGATGGGCAAACGTTTTATTCTTTTCCTACGCCAGAACAGCTAAGAGGTCAGAACTTGTCTGCAGTCTCACTTGGATATCGGGAAAAGTATGTAAGCGATCTGGCAGAGTATGATACGGAGTTCTGGGAGCAGCTTGCCACACTGGATGATGATACGGCCAGAAAAACTCTAATTGCTCTTAAAGGTGTTGGAGAAAAAGTAGCAAATTGTATTATGCTGTTTGGACTGCACCGGATGAGCAGTTATCCGAGAGATGTGTGGATCAACCGAATGATTGATGACATCTATAATGGAAATTTCGATGTTACTCCGTATGCGGAATTTGCCGGCTATGTTCAGCAACTTCAATTCTTCTGCTATCGGAAGACAGCAAAGGAGGAAAGCGCGTGATCGTTAAGGTTTGCGACACGATTATGGGTGCCGGCAAAACAGAAAGTGCTATTACCCTTATGAATCAAGATAAAGAAAGCCGGTATGTATTTATTACACCGTATCTTGATGAGGTGGAGCGAATCAAACGTAGCTGCGTTGGAAGGAACTTCAAAGATCCTCAAAGCAAAGGGAGGGGGAAGCTTGACGATCTTCACCGTTTGCTTTCGATGAGAGATAACATCGCCAGTACACACGCATTATTTGAGTCTTATAATAGTGAGACTATTTCCCTTATTAGCTCTGGAAGATATAAGTTAATTTTGGATGAAGTGTTTCAAGCCGTACAAACTATCCCGATTTCTACAAAAGATCTGCAGATGCTGAAACGGGAAATGATTGAGGTTGACTCTACTTATCGTGTTCACTGGATAAATGAGGATTACGAAGGGAGATTTGAAGACCTAAGAGATATGTGCATGACAGGCAACGTTATTTTGTATAATGACTGCCTGCTGCTCTGGAAGTTCCCTATTGAAGTCTTCCAGTCTTTTGACGAAATCATAATCCTTACCTATATGTTTGATGCGCAAGTTCAGAAGTATTATTTCGATATCAACAATATTGAGGTGCAGCGAATTGGTACTGCATATGAAAATGGAGCATACCACTTTTGTGATACGCCCCACATTCCAAACTATGTAAAGGATCTCCCGAAGAAAATTCATATTGTTGATGACGAAAAGCTCAATAGCATTGGGGATGCTTGGTCAAGCTTTTCAGTCTCATGGTATAACAAGGCAAAAGAAGCAAAAGGGCAACCTTTGATCAGACAGCTCCGAAACAATCTGAACAACCTATTTAGAAATAAGTTTAACTCAACATCCGATCAAAACTTATGGACAACGTTTAAGGATTTTCAATCATTGCTAAAAGGTAAAGGATATACGAAAGGCTTTTTGTCGTGCAATGTGCGTGCAACAAATGCCTATCGTCGTAGGGATTGCCTGGCCTATTGTGTCAACATTTATTATAACCCGCTGCTGAAGAATTATTTTCAAGAACAAGGAGTTGAAGTGCGTGAAGATATGTACGCATTAAGCGAAATGATTCAGTGGGTTTGGAGATCTGCCATTCGTGATGGGAAGGATATCTGGATTTACATTCCCAGTAGACGTATGCGAGAGCTATTTCAGAACTGGCTGGATAGCATCGCTCATGATAGTAAATTGAACTAATTGCGGCGTCAACGATTTATTTGATCATATAAGTAGCGTGAGGTTTAAGAGAGCTGACGCGGCGGTGTGTAGCGAAAGGAGGCTTGTAATGAACGCCGCATTTGATTGCATTTGGTATGACCAATGTGGGTCGGAATGCCAGGGAAAGTGTGAGTATTATTCCCCGGCTGACACCGCAATGGAAGACGAAACATTCTATATGGAAGTTTTGAAAGAAAACGCGCAGGAATACGAAAAGAGCATTCGAGATTTCTCAGATGGGAGTGATGTCGGTTGAATAGGGAAAACCGTAGAGCTTTGAAAAAGAAGCTTAAAGATAAAAGTTCCCGTACACGTGCTGCGAATTATCTGGGGAGTCTTGGAGACAAGATCAATGATGTTATTCATGATGGGGATTTGGTTGTTTTGAATGTAGCCCAGATCATGGCGCGTAAGGACTATTCTTGTAAGCAAAAAGAGTATCGTGAGTTTGTAGAGCAAAGTCGGGACGTAGTTTTTGTAGCCCATCCTTATTATGAGCGGCCTGATGGTTTCTCAGCGCTGGTTGAATTGGATGGTGTTGAGAAATGGCTGTTTTGGTATGGAGATCTTATGAAGGTAGAAACTGTTCAGGCCGAGGAGGGTGAATAAACTTTGGGTAACTCAGTCTATATTGTTTCTGCTGACGCCAAGGATCTGTTTTTGGCAAACTATTCAAGTCCCAGCAGCAAAGAGTATACGGTAAAACTATCTGGAACAGATCAAAACGACCAGTTTAATACAAGAAGATTTGTAAACACTTTGGATTATAGTTTGGATGTTATCAAGCTAAGAGAAGTTTATGAAAAAGTCTATCGCCGTATGGATTTTACTTTCAGCAAGTGTGGAAAAGAATATTGTCGGCGCGTAATTAACGTGACGTTCAAATATAGCATTAAAGAGTTTAACCGTTTTTTTGATAACGTCTATATTAAGTATGGATATTTGCCACAGGATGTACAGTTGGTTGATAATGTCTGTATGAAAGATGGTGAGTTGATTGCCGTAAGAGTTGGTTCTCCGGTTGAAAATCCGTTATCTCCTTCAGAACTGGGAAGCCTTTTCATGTTTGATGATGGAGTTTATCGGCTGGGGAAAAATATGCGGGTAATACTGACGGTTGCCCAGCTTCGCAGCCGGCTTTACCAAGATGGGTTTGTTTGTGACGGTATTAAATTTCAGCGCTTCAAACGTTCCAGCGGAAGCAGCAGAGTGGGTAAGTGTTTGTTTATCGATGAGCGCCTATATCCTAGAATGCACAAATGGGAGCTTTGTGGCCTTAAAGTTAAGGAAGGGCAGGAGATTGATCTTGCTGCTTTGGAGGCATATATTGCACTTACTCTCAGCAGTATTGTAGGAACAATTCCTCTGCGGCCCGAGAACTTTTTGGTAATCGATGATTATAAGAGTATATTCAAAGATCGGGTTGTAGCGACGCGGCTTGGAAAAGATAATTGGCTTTCTTCAAAAGCGGAAGAAGTAAAGATTGAAAACAGCATTTGGGATGGGCAGTCCCTTATTGATAAAAGTGCAATGGGTGAATGGCAGGATTACGGAATGATTCTCTTGCGAAATCGGTTTTTTAAGTCTGCCTGTTTCAATACAAACATCCAAAAGTTCTTCCAAGATCACGGCATCACAGATATTTCTCAACTATCGGGATTTACTCTGGCGCAAGATATTTCTGACATTAAGATTATTACTACTCCGAGCAGTATCAAATATGTGAAGTTCGGCACGCTGGAGCAGTGGTTAAGACTGTTGGATGAAGACGGAAGTTTTGGAGTTGTAAAGCATGAGAAACCTACACACTTTTTTGGTGGACGTATGGTTCAGATCCATTATCAGCTTTTGAACACACTCCAGCTATCCCAAGAAGATGTCAACCATTTGATTAAGCCGTCATTGGATTATCTTCGCCTAATTCAAACTGATCCGGCTGTATTACGATACCACATCAAATATATGGGCGGCGGCGAGGAGATTGATGGGGATGGGGTAACTACAACAAACGATGTAGTCTATCAAATGTTGGGTGTTACAGACAAATTTGCTCAAACCAAGCTGTATCATAATTTCAAGAATGATATTTCTAAATCATTCAAAAAAGAACTCGCTCGTGGTCATATTTTGGTGAACGGCAATTATTCAACCTTGCTGGGCAATCCTATTGAGATGCTTTATTCTGCAATCGGGCAGTTTGATGGCAAAAGTAAAATCGGAATTGGAAATATTTTTTCCAAACAGTTTGGGTTTGATCAGACTATTTTGGGATCTCGCAGCCCTCATGTTACGATGGGTAATGTTCTATTGGCAAAGAACACTGATAATGTGGAGATCCAGCAGTATGTAAATGCGACGAAGGAAATTGTATGTGTCAACAGTATTGATGAAAACATCTTGTTTCGTCTTTCTGGAGCAGATTTCGATTCTGATACTATGTTGTTGACAGACAATCCTATTCTGATCCAGGCGGCACAACGGAATTATCATAGGTTCCTTGTCCCCACCAGTATGGTAGATGCTAAGAAGATTGTGCGGCATTATACCAGGCTTGACCAGGCTGATCTTGATATTAAAACGTCGGTCAATAAGATTGGAGAGATCGTAAACCTTTCTCAGGAGCTGAACACAAAGCTGTGGGATGCTTTGAATAGTGGTGCGGATTTTTCTAAGTATGAGGAGCTTTATTGCGAAATTGCCCAACTGGACGTTTTGAGCAATATCGAAATTGATAAGGCGAAGCGCGAATATGCGGTTGATAGTGTCGCTGAAATTAAACGGTTAAGAAAGAAATATGAAATTCGGGATGATACTGGCCGGCAGGTAAAGCCTAACTTCTTTGGAAAAATCGCTCGAATGAAAGGATATTATGATAGCGGGAGTAAAAATTATCGTTTTCATGATACAACTATGGACTTTTTGCAGCACAGTCTAAACGCTTATCGTACCAACTATACCTATCAATCATTCATTCCATTTTCTGGCCTCTTAGTGAATGACGCATATTTGCAAAAGTCGGTGAGCTATTCGCAAGTAGATCGGATTTTGGGGTTTGTACGCGAGATGCGTGCGAAGATTCGGGCCGTATGGGATGGAACCGATGAGAACTTGGATAATTACGGAAAGGCTATCTTAGTACATGAGATTCGGCAGGAGTATATCAGCTACATCAAGTCGCTAAAGATTAGTCCTCATACTGTGTATCGGCTAATGCTTGCGATTGAAGAACCTCAGAACAAAGATATCTCCCGCACTTTATTTTACACGTTATTTTCTGCGCCTAATCAGTGTTTTCTGGATTTGATAGAGCAAAGTAAAACGCCGATTTCTACACTGGTTGAAGTGGCCGACGATGACTGGGATATAGAGATTTACGGGTTCCATTTCCGAAAGTGTGTGGAATTACAGACAAATAAATGCCCCATTTGTTGTTGAAAATATACAAAATATCAACGATAATGGTCGAATAATTCTGAAATCACCTTGGGAACTTTCGTTTATTGACGAAGGTTCCCAAGCCTTGAATTTGGTGTATTTTTGAGGGAGTACCCTCAGATTTTCAATGAAAAGGATGGTTTTTGTGATTTCCATTAACAAGGAAGAAAAAGATGCGCTGGTTAAAGCATTTCCTCCCAATCGATATCCACACTATTATTGCTATCCCCGCACGATGAAACAGGATTCAAAGAGGGGGCATTACTTTTGTGTAGAGTCCCCAGAGATCCTTGCGAAGCTACAAGAGATTCGTCGCAGCAAGGTTATTGAGGAACATTGTTAAAATGGCCGAGCAAGAAAAGCGGGAGGTTTATAGCAGCGCAATGATCGATTGTTCTGATATGACGTTGACGGAATATCATAACGACGGTCTAAAAGTTTATGATATCAATGAAATTCTAAGGCGTTGGGAAAATGTGCCCGATCTTATAATTGAAATTAGGCAGCGTGTCCCGTTGCCGAGTATTGAGGGGTGAAGACTTTCGTGAATCCAAGATATGAACGTAGAGAAGGTGAGGAGTCATATGAATATGGTCTTCGCCTGATCGAAACAAAAATTGAGCAAAAGCCAGATGATTTGGACTGGGAAGACATTATCGAAGCGACTGGGATTGACTGTCATAGGGATAGTCTAAGGAAAGCAGCTTCCGTTACTCCGTATTCTGGGTATGCTGTCGCACAATATTTCAAAAAGAAATATGCGTTGCAAGATGCCACGGAGCAGAACGAGTACATGGATGAACTAGATTTCAAAATTGCTGAAATGCGAAAAGAGGCCAAGCGGTTTTACGATCAGCGCCGGGAGTTTAATAAGATGGTTGATCGTATTGGCCGTTCGGAAAATTTGGAAGATAGGTTGATTGAGGCTGCACATGAGTTAAATAAGGTATTGCCTTTAACGATTAACAAGTCTACCGATTTTATGACCGACAATTCTGAGGCGGTTATCGTGTTTGCCGACTGGCATTATGGTATGGTAACGGATAACATTTGGGATAGATATGATACTCAGGTTTGTCGATATCGTGTGACTAAATTAGTTGAACGGGCAATCGAGCGCATTAGACTTCATAAGTGTCAGAAGCTTCATGTCGTACTATTAGGGGATGCAGCTCATGGTTCAATTCATACAAGTGCGCGTGTTGCATCAGAAGAGTTGACGTGCGACCAGATCATGCAGGTTTCAGAAATTATGGCTCAGGCAATTAGCGCTTTGGCAGATGAAGTTAAACAAACTGTTGTCCATGCAACATATGGGAATCATCTAAGAACGGTTCAAAATAAAAATGATAGCATCCATGCCGACAATATGGAGAAGTTGATCCCATGGTGGTTGGAACAGCGTCTACAGTCTCGTGGAGATATTGTGTTTCCAGAATCTGAGTACTATGAGTTTCTTTATTTCTCAGTATGCGGATATAATATTTGTGCAGCGCATGGTGATTTAGACAGGGTGAAAAATGCAGGCAAAACATTACATACTTTATTTGCGAAGAAATATTCTAGCGATATTGATTATGTAATTTTGGCTGATAAACACCATAAAGAGGAGTTTGAAGAGCTGGGAATTGAGAGTATGATTGCACCATGTTTGTGTGGTACAGATGATTATGCCAATGGAAAGCGTTTGTATTCAACGCCGGCGCAGTTGATGATGGTGTTTCGCCCTGGCGTCGGTGCCGACGCCTATTATCAGATTAAGTTAAACTAGGGAGTGAAACAATGGTTAAGGCCGATATCGTATCTGCTCTGTGTGAGAAAGGCTACTATAAGAGTGAGTCTAACACAGTGGTGGATGAGGTTCTCCAAATTATTCGAGATGCCTTGATCCGTGGGGAATCTGTGCAGCTTCGCGGATTCGGTACTTTTGAGGTAAAACTCAGAAAAGGACGTAAGAGCAAAAACATTTCTACAGGGGAGCTTCGTGTTTCAAGTGATCGTAAGGTTCCTGTATTTCGTGCCAGTAGCAGTCTGAAAGAAGATGTTCGTACTGGTACAGGTGGGGGAGAATAAAAAATGAGATTATTTTCTTTGTTGCTATTGACATCTGAATACTGGTGTGGTATTATAAGAGCGTAGCAACAAAGAAAACTAATCCACATGGGGCCGTAGCTCAGTTGGGAGAGCACCTGCCTTGCAAGCAGGGGGTCGTGGGTTCAACTCCCATCGGTTCCACCAGTAAGCTGTGTTGGTTATGTTGACGTTTGTGCGGTTCAGCTCATTACTTTACTGCTATCTTGGTCAAAAACCTATCGGCCATGGACGAGGTTCTTCGGACGCACAGTAATTTCGAGACATAGCTCAGTTGGTAGAGCGCACGACTGATAATCGTGAGGTCGAAAGTTCAATTCTTTCTGTCTCGACCAGTCCCTTCGCTACAGGAAGGTAAATTTGTGAAAAGCCGATGACAAGGCGGGAGATCTGGCTGTAGCACTTTTCTTTCCCCATAATGGTGCGCATTATAGGGAACGTGGTCGGGCAGCGCCTAGGCCCGAACCGGTAATTATATAGAGGGTGTAGTGATAATGGTAACACGCCAGATTTGGGATCTGGAATTGCGGTTCGAGTCCGACATCTTCTACCATATTGGAGCACGAACAGCAATTTTGTAAAAAATAATTCTATTTTGAAGAAGAAAAAAAGCGTGCTCTGTGTTTTATTGGCCCGTAGCTCAGTTGGTTAGAGCGCTTGACTGTTAATCAAGATGTCGCAGGTTCAAGTCCTGCCGGGTCAGCCATATTGCGGGATGTTAGCAGTGGTAGCTTGCCAGCCTCATGAGCTGGAGGTCGTAGGTTCGAGTCCTACTCCCGCAACCATGCCCGTCCTACGAACAGAGCGGAGACTGTAAACTGAATAGGAAATTGAAACCATGTGTTTGGCAACATGACTTTTGCTGGCTTTGGAGTAAAGCTGGACGCGCCCCAACAGCGTAGAGTTGGAGGCATGGCCGATGCCTTGAATCGGTCAGTATGCTCGGTTAGCTCAGTTGGTTAGAGCGCCTGCCTTACAAGCAGGAGGTCACAGGTTCGATCCCTGTACGGAGCACCATGTGTAGGTATGGTGTTTAACGGTTAGCATATCGGTCTTCCAAACCGAGGGTACGGGTTCAAATCCCGTTATCTACTCCATTTTAATATGCGGGTATGGCGGAATTGGCAGACGCGCCAGACTTAGGATCTGGTGGGTTATCCCCGTGCAGGTTCGACCCCTGTTACCCGTACCAATGGAGCGCTTACAGCAATTCTTATTGTATGGAATCAAATTTTAATTGATCAAACCTAAAACAAGGCGCTCTGGGTATAAGCTGGCGTGGCGGAATTGGCAGACGCGACGGACTCAAAATCCGTTGGTAGCGATACCGTGTGGGTTCAAGTCCCACCGCCAGTACCAAATGGCAGTATGACTGGAGACGGTTCCAGCACGGCCTCATAAGTCGTAAGACGCAGGTTCGAGTCCTGCTACTGCCACCACGGCTCTCTCATTTTATTGAGCGAAACGACATAGATATGGCGATGGCCTTATGAGCGAGGCGTTAATCAGTGGGGCTGGCATCCATTATCGTCAAAGCCAGTTGCGATGCCGTAGCCAAGTGGTAAGGCTCTGGGCTGCAACCCCAGGATCATAGGTTCAAATCCTATCGGCGTCTCCAAATGCGCCAGTAGCTCAATCGGATAGAGCACGGGATTTCTAATCCTGTTGTTGGGGGTTCAAGTCCTCTTTGGCGTACCATCCGTATGGTAGTAAAAGTACGATCAATAAAATAACTACACTCGTTTGTTTCTGCCATAAAGGGCTGGATGGTATGGTCTGGTCAGCGAGAGTTCCTGCTTGGAGAATCGGGAGTGCAGGTGCGGAAAAAAATAAAACCCCGCCTTGCGGCGGGGTGAGAGGGTTAAAGCTTAACGCCAAGTTTTTCAGCCATTTCTTCAGGAGTCATATTTGCGGAAGCTTCTTCAATAATCTTTTTCATTTTTGCGGGGCGAAGAAGTTCCTGTTTCTTAGCTTCAAGAGCAGCGATTTTTGCGTCGATTTCTGCAATTCGATCTTCAACAGTACGGCGTGCGCGTTTCGCTTTTTCTTCTGCCATAATATAATGCCTCCAATCAATTTGGTAATTACATTTATACCACAAGTTAAGGGAAAATGCAACATCAGAAAAGAAAATATTGGGGTGTAGCCAAGTGGTAAGGCATGGGACTTTGACTCCCACATTCGCAGGTTCGAGTCCTGCCACCCCAGCCATTAAACAACAAATGCGGTGGCGGAATAGACAGAACCCCACGGATCGAAAGATCGTCTAAACCAGCTTGGGGGTTATCTGGTAAAGCCTAATGCTGGATAGGCAATAGTAGACGCAGTACATAAATGGCAATAACGTGGAGGGCTAGAAGGACGCCTTTCTAGTATCGGATGACCTCTCCCATGTGAGGTGCAAATCCTCACCCGCATTTTTTATATATGCTCCCGTCCTCTAACTGGAATAGGAGGCCGGCCTCTCAAGCCGGTAATACGAGTTCGAGTCTCGTCGGGAGTACCAAATGGTGCCGTGGACGAATTGGTAGAGTTGCTGGCCTTTCAAGCCGGAGTTTGCGGGTTCAATCCCCGCCGGCATCACCAGAAAAGAGGATCGCATATGGGTAGAAGATCTAATGATGCGCAAGTTAAAATTGTGAAGAAGATACCTTCAACTGAAAACGGGCCAGGTGTACATTGTACTACTTCCTCTGGGCAGATATATATTATATCTCAGTGCTTAGAGAAGGGGCGATTTACATTATGGCATAAGGTCGAAGATGGATTTGCTCAGATAGCGATTGCAAAATCTCCATTGGATCTTGATGATAAGATTCCGTGGAAAGATTAAATGGTGTGTTAGTTCAGAAGAGTAGAACGCCGGCCTGTCACGCCGGAGGTCACGGGTTCAAGTCCCGTACACATCGCCATATAGGGGCTTGGTGTAATTGGCAGCATGACGATCTCCAAAATCGTTGGTGAGAGTTCGAGTCTTTCAGCCCCTGCCATGCTGATGTAGCTCTAATGGCAGAGCGATTGTTTCGTAAACAATAAGTTCAGAGTTCAAGTCTCTGCATCAGCTCCATTCGCTGGTATAGCTCAGTTGGTAGAGCGGGTCACTTGTAATGATCAGGTCGGGGGTTCGAGTCCCTTTACCAGCTCCATTTGCGGGTATAGCTCAGTTGGTAGAGCAACTGACTCTTAATCAGGAGGTCGGGGGTTCAAGCCCCTCTGCCCGCACCACGTAGATATATAGAGGAGCGCCAGAGTCGGAGAGCTGGGGCGGTCTGTAAAACCGTTGCTTTCGAGTTGAGTGGGTTCGACTCCCACCTCCTCTACCAATATGGCGGAGTTGACCCCAGTAGGTGCGGGGAGCAGTCTTGAAAACTGTTGGTCGTGATGAGCGGCTTGTAGGTTCGAGTCCTACCTCCGTCGCCATATGGAACGATAGCTTATGAGGTCTGAGCGGCGGTCTGAAAAACCGCAGGATGATGGATCGTTACCATCTCGTTCCACCAACCATGGACATGGTATTCATGGGCTGACGAGCCTCCGGTGAAAGTCCGGCGCAGAAACGCGATAGACCCAACTGAGCTGCTGTGAGCAAAGCAGGCAAGCCGATCAGGAGCGCGGCGGGCTGGCATACCCCAACGGGACTTTGAGAGCCTGAGAAAGTATGCCCCTCTAAAGGTGGTCAGCAACTGAGGTAAAATAAGTGTAGTAACCGTGCAAATCGGAACGACTGGTAAATTCCATCCGTGAGAGCCGGACGTTGCTTCTACGAAAAGAAGCCTTTATGCGCCTGTAGCTCAGTTGGTAGAGCAGCGCCCTTTTAAGGCGTGGGTCGGGAGTTCGAGACTCTTCAGGCGCACCAGGACAATATTATTCTACGGGAACCTCGGAGATTATTTCTCCGAGGTTTTTCATATAAGAAGGGAGGTTGCAATAATGCCAGCGAAAAAGCCACTTATGAAGCCGGCGACACATAAAGTGGTCAAAGATGCAAAGCCGACTGAAGTGGAGCCGCGTGTAGTTAGCGATGAGCAGTACCGCTGTACTTGTTGCGGCCACAAGTATAAAAAGCAAGAGGGGAATTTCGGGCGATCTAAGTCTCCTATTTATAAGGGGAACAACGGTTTTCTATCAATCTGTCGGAATTGTATTGCTGAAATCTACGAACAGTACGTAAAGTTTTACGATGGGGATGAAGATGAAGCTGCAGAGCGGATCTGCCAGATTACAGATATGTATTTTGACGCAGATATTTGGGCGTCATCTCGAAAGATTAGTGAAAGTCGAAATGGAAAGAGCCGGAATCGAATTAGTACCTATATTTCCAGGTTGAACTTGAACCAGGTTTCAGAGGCTACAACTTATTCAGATACATTGGTGCGTAGATGGGAGGCGGATGTTGAAAATGCTACTACTGTTGAGGAGGTAGCACAAAATGAGGACATCCAGACGCCAGAAGAAGTTGTGCGGAGGTTTGGTGTAGGATTTGACGCCGGCGACTACGATTCTATGCAGTATGAGTATCAGGATTGGGTTAAGCGATACGGAGAACCGATTGATAAACGCCAAGAAGAGCTATATGTGTCTATCTGCTTTATGAAGCTTAATCTTCGTAAGTTACTCCAAAAAGGTGACTCCAATATCGGAACTGCTGCCAATAGTTATAAGTCACAGATCGATGCGGCAACAACCGAAATTGAAGATCGGAAAAAGAAGATGGAAGCAGAGAAGCAGCTTAGTCCGTTGGGAGAAATGATCCGAGATATTGAGGAGTATTGTCCGGCTGAATATTACAAGGACAAAAAACTGTATGCTGACTTTGATCATCTTCGTGAATATATTGAGCGCTTTATGACCAGGCCGCTTCGTAATCTGTTGACGGGATCTAAAGAGTTGGATAAAGAATTTAGCTTGTCTGACGCGGAGGAATGAGTCATGGATTATGAGAAAATGATGGATGAACGTCAGAAGCACGTTCATGAACATTTCCCGGCCAACAGTAAGTTAAGTGACCCGGAGTTTGTAAAAAAACTCTTAGATTGGCTGACATTTTGGCGCAGAAATCCAAGCAGGTTTGTACAACGATACTTTGGAATTACACTATATCTTTATCAGCATATTATTTTGTATCTGATGGATATATTCCCGAGTATTTGTATTGTCGCTGCTCGTAGTGCGGCGAAATCTTTTATTATTGCGGTGTATGCTTGTAAAGAAGCAATCTTGCGCCCTGGATCATTGATTGTAGTAGCGTCAGCAACTAAAAAACAGGCGCGGCTTATTGTTTCTGAGAAAATTTCAAAAGAAATTCTACCAAGATCCCCGCTATTGCAAGCAGAGATTAAAACGATTAAGGATAACCAAAATGAGATTGAAGTTAAATTTCATAATGGTAGCTCTATTATCGTACTGGTAGCAAATGATAATGCTCGTGGATACCGTGCGACTGTATTTATCTATGAAGAGTTCCGCATGATTGTGAAAAGCATTATCGATACCGTTCTTTCTCCTACTTTGTTTCAGCGGCAAATTCAATTCAGAATTAAGTATCCAGATGAATACAAAGACCTTAAAGAAGAGCCGAAAGAAATTTATATTAGTTCTGCATGGTATAAGTCTCACTGGATGTGGGATTATATGAAACTTGTAACTAAGGATATGCTGAACAAAAGTAAGTCTATTCTGCTTGGGATGGATTATAGCATCGCCTTGAAACATGAGATTAAGACGCGAGACTTCTTGATCAAAGAGAGAAGCAAACTGGATAGGGTGGCGTGGACGATTGAGTATGAAAATCAGATGGTTGCTGAAAATGCTCATGCCTACTTTACATATGATATGCTCAATAAGAATAGAGTCTTGAAACGTCCATTTTATCCAAGAAAAAATGAAGATGTGTTGTCAAAGATTAAGTCAAAACATTCTATTCCAAAACAAGCGGGTGAAATTAGAATTATCGCGTGCGATATTGCCACAGAGGGCGGTGCCGGAAACGACAACTCTGTATTTACCTGCATTCGTGCTCTGCCAGAAAGCAAAGAATATAAAGTGTCTGACACTGGCGGAGATCACATTGAAGTAAAGCAAGGATATCGAAGACAAGTATTGTATATGGAACCGCAAATGGAGTTTGAGACAATCAAACAGGCAATCCGCATCAAACAGTTGTTTACTGATTTTGATGCGGATTATTGTGTATTGGATACACGTAATGCCGGCGTTTCCATTTATGATGCTTTGGCAAAGGTTCTTTATGATGTAGACCGGAATGTTGAGTATGAACCGTGGACTTGTATGAACGATGACGGATTGAAGGGACGCATTGTAATTGCGGGCCAAAAGGAAGTTGTGTATTCAGTTAAGGCTTCCCTGGAGCTGAACAGTAAAATTGCTGTTTGTATGAGAGACAATCTCAACAACCGAATGATTGAACTTATGGTAAGCAATCAAGAGGGAGTAGAAGAGCTTCAACGTCTTTATCCAGACTATGCAACAGCAGATACAGATACTCAACTTTTCTATGAGCGTCCATTCCTTGAAACCGTAGCTTTGATCAATGAGATGATTGGGCTTGAGTATACAGTACAAAACCAAACCAATCTTATTAAAATTGAAGAACGTCCCGGAGCAAGAAAAGACCGATATACTTCGGTGTCATACGGAAACTATTTTATTTCATTGCTGGAAGCGGATTTGTTTTCAGATAATTCTGGCTATGAGTATATAACACTTGTTAATTAAAGGAGGTGAAGACAGTGGCAGAAAGATCATTTCTTTCGCGGCTTATGAATTGGGGTCGCCCTGAAATGGAAAGTGAGGCATCTGTATCTCAGATCAATGCTTCGCCCAATAGTGACAAAACTCATGAATTTAATACTTCCCTGGGCACGACATATTTGAATGTGGTCAGTTATGGAGCGAGCTGCAATGCGCCATATTCGCCAAGCGAGATTATGAATATGGCTAAAAACCCAATGCTTCATATTACTCAATTACGTCGTTGGGCGCGTTGGGCATATTATTCTAATGGTACGGTTACAACCGCCATTGATAGTCTGGTCAGTCTTCATTCCCTTGATTATGTAATTGTAGCTAAACCCAAAAAGGCTGGTATATCTCGAAAAGGATACCGCCAGAGCATGGATAAAATGGCAAGCGTACTGCGCTCTATGCGATATAAAGAAGTTATTCGAGATGGGTTGTTTCACGATGCAAATGAAGGTATGTACGTGGGATATATGGAGACAAGGACGGTTCCGGTTGATGACCGTATTGCCTTGACTGATCTTGATATTCAAAGTATTACTGAGATTAACTCTGCCGGAACGAATTGCGTCGTAATCTCTTTGCCAGTTGAATATACCAAAATTATTGGCCGCAGGAACAACTGCTACGAGGTAGCTTTTGACCTGCGGTATTTTAATGGGCTGACAGAGGAAGAGCGCAAACGTAAGCTCCAGGGGTTCCCCCGCCAAATTCAAGAAGGATGGCGGAAATATGAAAATGGGGAGTTTCCCAGTGGTGCGTGTTGGCAGCGTCTGGATTGGCACAAGACTATTGTTACCAAAATCAAAAGCGGGCAGAACGATCCGTATGGTGTTCCGTTTGCCGTGGCTGCGTTGGACGATATTGATTATGCCAAGTATTTTATCAATACAAAACGTCGAGTTCTGGATACGGTAAATAATCAAATTTATTATGAGACGTTCCCAGAAGGTAAGGACAAAGGAACGTCTGCTTTGTCTCAGACACAACAGGAAAATCAGCACAATACCGTCAAGCAGGCGTTGACGCAGCGGAGCAATACGAATGGAGTATCTTTCTTTTCCTTGGCGTCAGGCACAAAAATGGATCGTCTACCAGTTGATTTGTCTTTGTTGGACGAATCAAATGAAAATGCTATCAAAGAAGATGTGAATGAGGATATCGGTGTTGCTGCTGCCGCATTGAGTGGTAGTTCTACTGGTAACTATGCTACGGCAACACTGAATATGGAGATTGTGGCGAACAATGTTTTTACCTGGATTGAGGCTTTGGTAGAAGAGCTGAACAAATGTTTGAATTATAACGTGATTCGTGATGGAAGCTATCGCATTGAGTTTAGAGTGCTACCAGTAACATTTCTCAATCGAGAAAAACAGGTAAAGTATTTTTCTGATTTGTATGCGCGTGGAAAGGGAAGTTTGTTGGCCTGGATTGCTTCTACGGGCATTGACGCAGACGATTATCTCTCACTTATGGATTATGAGCTGGATGAGGACTTTGAGAATAAGTACCCCGTACATAAGACTTCGTTTACTGTGACCGGAAAAGATGCGCCTGATGGAGATGTTGACCATAGCACAAACACAGATCCTCCGGTCAATGCAAGCACGGAGTCTACAAAGGCTAATAACGGCAATGCCAGCCCATCTCCATCAGGATAAGGAGGTGAGAGGAAATGTCTGAAAGAACTTCATCCACTATTTATGAGATTTCAAGTGAAAACAGAATTGCCGGCAGACGGCCTATTAAGGTAGTTCTGCATGAGATTTTTCCTGATAACACGAGATGGCAAGAAAATGGAATCTCATGGAAAGAGGAATATGTTCGAGCCAACCTTCATTCCGTCATTGGTATGTCTATTGTGGCAGCATTTTTGACTGAAGATCGGGATGTGCCATATGACCACGGTATGACAGAAGTACGGGAAGAAGATAGGTTGCCATTGTTTGAAGATGCCACTATGGTAGGGCATTTTGACAAGGCATATATCGGAGACGTTGAAATTGAGGGTGTAACCAAGCGATGTTTGATTGCTGAGGGCACTTTGGATGAAATGCGTTATCCGAAATTTGTTGCTTGGCTTCGTGAGCACATGGCAGAGTCCACTGTTAAGGGTTCTGTAGAAATTGTTGGTAAGCCAGAGCACGATGGTTACATTATTTACTCCGACGGTTGGAAAGATGAGGGGCGTGTACCGCAGGACTACGATTATAGCGGGTATGCAATTCTTAGTGTAAAACCGGCTGATGAGGCCGCCATCGTAATGGAGTTAAATAATAAAAAAACAGATAAGGAGGATGAAACTATGGATGAGAAGACCAAGAATGAGCTGATGGCGGCGGTAGCTAGTGCTGTTTCCGAGGTCAACTCTAAATGGGAGGAGTACTGGGCCAAGGTCGATGCACTTCAAGCAGATATTAGCCAGTTGAAGGCCGACATTGCGCAAAAGGAGGCCGACATCAAGCAGCTGCAGGCAGACTACGATAAGGAGTATGCGGCAAAAGAGGCTGCGGAGCTTGGCCTTACTGAGGCGAATGCGGCCAAAGAAGCTGCAGAGGCTAGTCTGAATGAGGCTAATGCTAAGATTGCTGAGATGGAAAATGTCGCTGCTGTGGCAGAGCTGAATGCCGCACTAGCTCCTTATACTGAGGAGCAGCGAGCAGTTGCCCAGGAGGAAATTGATGCGTTCAATGCAAATCCTGGCAGTGTCGAGATCAATAGCATTATTGGGAAAATTTGTACTGCTATGGTTGAGGCAGCTCGTGAGAGTAAGGTTACTGAGACTAATTCCGCAAACCAGATCGATGTGTTTGGTATGATGGATGACGCCGGCGATCAAGATGATGGTTCTGCTGACGTAAATGTATTTTAAGAAAGGGATGAAAAACAATGAAGGGTAAGACGATTGGTTACTTCAAGAACGTGCAGAACGTTGGCGACCACACTGCCGCTGTCGATCTAAAGGTTGGCATGGGTGTAGTGCTGGATCGTGCTGATCGTACTGTTAATCTGCCTGCCTCAGCAGATGAGGCTAAGGCTTGCTTCCGTATCGTAAGCAATATCAATGACAAGGCTGAGATGCGGAATTTTGAGGAGACTCTTGTGGTCAAGGCTGGCGAGAAGGTTCGTGCCGATGATTTGACTACTGTTGCAAACTTGGAGATGGAGTTTGCTCATTATGAGATTAGTACGGATTATGCCGACATCGCTGTTGGAGACAAGCTTGTTTTCGGCACTGATGGTTTGCTCGCTAAGAGCGCCGACGTGACTGGCTACAAGGTGTATTTTGAGGTTACAGAGAAGACCGCGTACATGGGCAAGGGCGTTCTTGTCGTTGTTCGCGTGCAGTAATATGAGAAAGAGAGGGATAGATGATGAGCACGATTTATGAGATCAACATGAGCAACGCTCGTCTTGATACTGATACTGGTCGCGTGAAGCAAACTTCTAAGATTGTAGAGGTATTTTCTGCTCTGAGCGCAGGTCGCCGGCCTAACGTAGATGACAAGACTTTGGATAAGAGTGTTGCAAATATCAAAGAGATGTCAAGCAAAGCTTTGGACGGCGATCATACTGCTCAGAGTGAGATTAACGCTATTATCCGTTTTTCTATTGAGCCTAAGTTGCTTGAGGCCGTTCGGATGTTTGACTTCATGGGCAATTATAAGCGTATTGGTTATAATGAAGTGCCTATGATGAAGACCTACAACTACGAGAGCATCGATTCTCGTTTCCAGGCATCTAGCAGCGACGTGCCTTTTGCTGCTGTAAATTGGCGTGAGTATCCGATTGCAACCCAGACCATTTCCGCTGGTTTTGCCGTTGATTACCGTGAGCTTCAGAACGGTAACTTCGATGGCAATGTTGCCGAGGGAATGAACCAGGTGCAAATCGATATGCAAAACAAGATGACCTACTACATTATGTCTGTCCTATATAGCGCCTTGAAGAATGCCAAGGGCGTAAAGCACTTTGCTGAGGCCAACGGCATTACAAAGACGGGCGTGGATAATATGCTGAAGTCCATGCGTCGTTATGGCAGAGTGAATATCGCTGGTGATTACAGCGTTATTTCTCAGTTTAATGATTTTGTTGGATTTAAGCAGGCCGACACTGATGCGGTGCGGTATGGTACGGACGCAATCGCAGAAGAGATTATGCGTACTGGTCGTGTTGGTATGTACAATGGTGCTACCATTACTGAGCTGCAGAATGCTATCAACTGGACTAAGTTGAACAAGGACGGAACGGACTATGATCTGTATATGCCTCAAGGTCTGCTATTCTTCCTGCCTCGTGGAGCTGTGTCTCCTCTACAAACCTTCCTGCGCGGCGGCATGACCACAATGACCGGTGACGATATCGTGACCCGCCAGCACCTAACTCGTTTTGATATGGAGTTTGGCGCTGGTGTAGCCGAGGGTATGGAAGATTGGATCGGCCTGATCTCTGATACGAACTACGAAGCTCCTGCTATTTAATAGCAGATTTTTTTATGCCTAAATAAGTGGCAAAACAGGGAGGGGCGTTTGCCCCTCCCTTAAATTTAATCAAAGGGGAACCATAAAATATGAAGACGAATAATGTTTTAGTTAATAACCTTTGTTCTTGGCCTCTAAGTTTTCGTCGGATGGCGGGGCAGGGAGATATTGAAATCCCTGGAAATGCCCGAAACTTTCCGCTTCTTTCTGAGGAAGAGGTACTTGCGCAGATTCAAACCGGAAATGTAATGTTTACTGGAACGGACAATATGGGTAGCCATGCGCGTATTCAGATTGTTGATGAAGAGAAGCGTAAGGAACTGTTTGGGCTTGGGGATATCGAAACTTCTACTCCTGTTTTGCTGAATGAAGAGAGTGTAAAAGAACTCCTGGCAATTCGTACTAAGACAAAGTTTAATGAGCAGCTTAATGCGATGGTCAAAACTGACGCAGAGAAGAGAATGCTTGTTGAACTCGCTTTCAACGCTGGGGCTGAAAATGCAGAGTCTTGGAAGGTAGATGCTTTGCGTAAGCTGGCTGAAACTGCGAAGATTTAACCAGTTTAAGAAAGAAGGTGTGGACGATGCCAAACAACCAAAAGACAACCTTTGCGGATATTGAACAGAAATTTCACTCCATGCCTTTGACAAAATATGAGATCCCGGAGGCTTTGGAAGCAGAGTGGTTGACTACAGCAGTCTCTGATTATGAATTAAATCTGGGATGTGATCTTGGATATAATCAGAAGACGCGCAAGTTTTCAAGCCAACTGACAAGTATTGCTATACGCACCTTGGCGCAAATGATGTATGTTTCATATCTGCAAAGAGAGCTGAGTAGAGTAATGGCGCTGAATGGGATCTACGGGAAAGATGTTCAACTAACGGGACAGGATGCCACTAAGCGGGTAACAAAGCAAGAACTTGACGATCAAATTGCCCAGGTAGAAATTCTACTTCATCGTCAAAAAGATCCGGCCTATGGCTAAGGAGGTGCATCATGTCAGAAGAATCCAAGAGCTGGTATCGAATGACACGCCCTCTGTTCAATAGCGGATTTGAAGATGATGAGTTTTGGGCATATGGTCAAGATGGATTCCAAGAGGTGCTTGATTCATTTATAGGGTCTGATGTTTTTATCTATGATAAGACGATTGACTCCGAGCCTCAACAGGTAAGAGCTATTATCCAGCAAACAACCAGTGATGTTTATAATAGTACCACAGTAAGACAAATTCTGTGCAATATTGGAATTTTGAAGTGTGGTCAATATGTAAAATATGACGGTGCTTTCTGGATGGTAAGTGCGCTGCCGGATAATAACCGAATTTATGAAAAGGCGGTTCTTTGGAAGTGTTTGCATTCGGTTCGTTTTGTTTCTCCTATTACGGGGAAAATCGTGGAATATCCTGTTTATAGCACAAACAGTACCCAATACGGAACTGGTGAAGCTGAAAAAACGCAGTTGGCGGTAGGAGCAGACCAACATTTGATTTATGTTCCGTACAATCAGGAAACTATCATGTTGGACACTCAAACACGCTTTTTGATGGATAAGAACAGGGTGAACCCATCTGCTTATCGTATTACAAGAGTTGATCCAATTTCTTATGCAGTAGGCGATGAACGTATGGAAGATGGGTTAATTCAGTGGGCAGCACTTGAAGACCAATTCAATCCGGCTACCGATAATGCTGAATTGATGGTTGCAGATTATTATGCTCCTATTTCTGGCGGATCAGAAGAGATTGGCGGAGATGGCGCTAAGATTACTCTGACTGATTTGGATGGGGATTTTGAGCTTGCTGTTGGGGAGACTAAACAGATTCGTGTAGAAATCTTAGATGATGATGGTGCCCCAGTACTTCCGCTTCAATATCGTTTGGAATATGATTTTGCCGGAGCTGCTGAGATCGTTGAAAATTCGGACGGCTTAATAACACTAAAGGCGTCTGGCGATTTTGAATATGTCGGTATGCAGATTGAATTGAAAGCGATTGACGATATCTCTGGAAGTGAAGCGGTTATTACAATTCAAATCGTGAACTGGTAAGGAGGTGATGAGAGTGCCGCATTTTGATGCGATGGTCAAACAAAAGATTTTGCTCAAACGAAAATTGTTGCAGAATCAGGCAGTGGTTAATCTGCTTTGTAATATAGGGAACAATGTTGCAGAGTTTGAGGACGTTAAAACGGGAAGTAAAAGCCCTGCGGAACCTCTCATCAAAACCCATTTCTATGTTCCCGGCACGCAATCGGATGATAAAAACTTTATTACGATGAGAAGTCGTGTGGTATTTACCGACTCTAATGTGGTAAAGGAGACAGGTATCGTTATCTATATCATCTGTAACGAACACCAGATTGACCTGCTGCAGGGTTCCAGAGCGGATCTGTTGGCAGATGAGGTGGATCGCATTTTGAATAATGGTGACAAACCGTTGTTTGGTTTGGGCGGAATTAAACTCAGTACTGCAGAGGAAGTCCAGTTCAACGAGGGGTACTCGGGATGGCAGATCCCATATATTACACATGAAATGAACAGGGAGGCTAGTATCATTGATTGACCAGCTCAAACTGTTTCGTGGCGAAGGATTCCAGATCAACGATAAAATTGCGATTCGCCAGCCTACCTTGGATGAGATTGTGGGTTACGGTGAGCAAAAATACTTCGGGCTTGTCCGAACAATTTGTTCTACCCCGGCTGATCGTAAGGTTGAAATTTGGGACAAGCTTCACATCTTTTGGGAAAAGATGGACGAATACGATCTATTCCTATCCCTTTTTCAAGCACTAAAAAACGCAGATGTGTCTATCCTTTTTGGGGATATGGATTTTACAAGTTTTAAGCTAGGGAAACAAGCTGGATTGCCCGACTTTATACTTAAAAATAAAGATGGGGTGATCATTGATAGGGCTATCCATAAGCTTATGACCGATTATCTTCGTCAAATCCACAAAATGAAGAAGAATGTGGATACGGGCTTTAATGATGCTACGAGGAAAATCATGATTGAAGATGACAGAGATGAAATGGCAATGCAACTAAAAAAACCGTTTCAATCGTTGTTGTTACCTCTAATTTCTTCATTAACAAACTGTCCAGAATTTAAGTACCGATGGGATGATGTTTGGTCATTGCCCATCGGTGTTTTTATGGACAGTGTAGAGCGTGTTCAGAAACATAAAAACTACAGCTTCGTCATGCAGGGCATATATAGTGGCTGCGTAGATACGAAGAAAATGGATAAAAAGGATCTTTATTGGATGGGAGACTTGAAATAGTCTCAAAAGAACAAAGAAAGGACGATGAAAACCATGTTTAACGCAACTCAATTTGTCATTGACAAGGTGCGTCGGATTACTCAAATCAATCTGGCAACAGGGCTTGTAGACTTTACTGGTACAAGTGTGGAGAGTCCTCAGATTGAGTTTACTGGTGAGTCTACCGATAAGACCGATGCTCAGGGCGTCTTGCTGGCCCGTTTCGATACTGCAAAGGGCGTAAACTTCTCTGGCGAGCTGTCTCTGTTGAACTTGAATCTGATGGGTGCCCAGTTGGGTTCTGAGGTTCAAGTAGCTGGTGAGAGTGCTAAGGTTAAAGGGGCGGATTTTGCCATTCTAACTGTGACAGATACTGATGGTACTAAGACCGCAACTTTGAAGCATACACCTCTGGGAACTCCCGCCGCTGTGTATACTATGAGTGAGGATAAGAACATCAGCGGTGTTATTGAGGTTGGTGCAGAAGAGGAGAACGCTAAGATCAGCGGTACTACCATCACTCTGCCTGCTACCTTTGAGGGTACTACTGTCGGTGTGTACTATGAGTATGAGACGGAATCTGCTGTGAAGCTGGTGGATAGCGCCGAGAGCTTTGCAGAGGCTGCAATGTATATTGTGGACATCCTGGCTGCTGACGTGTGCAACCCTTCAGTTAAGCGTGCCGGTAAGATCGTGTTCCCCAAGGCAAAGATTGACAACAACTTTACTGTCAACCTAACTACTGAGGGAACTCACCCCTTCTCTTTCACCGCTCTGAAAGACTACTGCGCCGATGACGCAGAGCTTTGCTATATCCTGTTTGAAGAGTAAGGAGCTTAACAATGGTTCGAGATTGCAAGGTATGCGGTAATTCGTATAATACCTGCTATTCTTGTGAAAAGGAGCGTAGTTGGAGGCTACATACTGATACCCATGAGCACTATTACATTTGGACGGTGCTCATGGATTATCAGATTAACCATGATGCGAAAAAGGCATATAACGTCCTTCGGAAACGTGGAGTTGATTTTCAGAACACAACAGGTTATTTGCCTAAAGTGAGAAGCCTTTTGGCGGAGATCTATTCTTTGGCACAAAGTGTTCATAGGGTAAACAAGGTAACTGTTGAAACAGAAGAAGTCAAACACGAGGATGCGGGAAAAGACGAAACTAAATCGCAACAAGAAGAGTAATGGAGAAAGGAGGGCTTCGGCCCTCCTTTTTTCAATTTGATTTGAAAGGTGGTGAGACGGGTGAATATCTTGGCTGTAGATCAGGCGCGACATGGTGCTTGGGCTACTTTTGATTATGAAAACAAAAAGCTTTTAGACTATGGGATTTGGGGATACGACAGTAAAAATTATACCTTTGAACAGGCAATTTTACATATTGAGGCTTTGCTTAATGAGGTGATACGAACGCATGATGTTGGAGCAGTTTTCCTAGAAGACATTCAGTTAAGACAGAATGTGCAGTCATTCAAACGATTAGCTCAACTACAAGGCGTACTCGTAAATCTGTGTGAGAAAACGAATATTTTATATAATTTAGTAGCACCTACACAATGGCAAAGTTTTTGTAAAGCAAGAGGAAGAACGGCCAAAGAAATCAAATCCAAGATTACATCTGTTGAGCCTACATCGAAGAAAACGTCGAAAATATTATCACTGCAAGCTGCGAAAGAGATTTATGGCATTGAAACAGAGAATGATAATTTGGCTGATGCTTTGATGATTGGTCATTACGCAATAAACAACATTAAAATCGGAAGTGAGGACAACACCAATGAAGAGTAAGGAAACAAAGAAATTGATGGATGAGTTCAATGAGGATTTTAGTGATATGGAGGGTCTATTTGACACCACACTACCCGATCCGACAATGGTAGAGTTTTACCGTAGATTGAAGAACCGTGAAATTCTATGGAATGATGATATTGATGATGCCACTATTGATATCGCACTTTATATTAAAAAGTGGAATGACGAAGATAAAGATTTGGCGATTGAAGATCGTCAGCCAATCAAAATTTTTATCAATTCGGATGGCGGATATGTTGCTACAGTTCTTCATGTTATTGATATGATCCATCTGTCCAAAACTCCGGTTTATACTATCGGAATGGGACGTGTATATAGCGCTGGCGGGCTTTTGCTTATGGCCGGCCATAAGCGTTATATCTTCCCTCATACGAGTTGTCTAATCCACGATGGTTCTTCTGGAGCAATCGGAAGTATTGGAAAAATGATTGATAACCTGGAATTTACAAAAGAGCTTGAAAAGAGGATTAAACAATATATTCTGTCAAGCACCCGTATCACCGAAGAGATCTACGATCAGAATTATCGTCGAGATTGGTTTATGTTCAGTGAAGAAATTATCAAACTGGGTATTGCCGATGAGATTGTAACTGATATTGATACTATTCTTTGATAGGGGTGAGTGGGTATGGCAAAAAAGATTACCAGCTTGGAGACATATGATGCCCCTTTTACTTTGATTGACCATCCATTTTACGGGCTGAGATTAGATGATGGGCAGAAAAATTTCCGAGATGCTATTTGGGATAAGGAAAAGTTGATCGTTTTCTGTAATGCAAAGGCGGGAACTGGCAAAACACTAATTGCAACCGCAACAGCAAATCTTTTGGTTAAATATGGGCGTTGCGATGGGATTGTTTATATTGCTTCGCCCACACAAGAGCAAAAGCAAGGATATCTCAAAGGCAGTATCGAAGAAAAGTCTGAGCCGTACTTTGAGCCATTTTACGAGGCACTGGATAAAATCGGTGTCAATAGAAATACTGCATTCTATGATAGTGCAGTAAATGAGAAATATCAAACTGCCTATATTCAATGCGTCACACATACTTTTCTGCGTGGCACGAATTTTGAAAACAAGGTGGTTATTATTGACGAAGCGCAGAACTACTATTTTGATGAGTTGAAAAAGGTTCTAACTCGCTTACATGATAGCTGCAAAATCATTGTAATTGGGCATGATGGTCAAAACGATTTGTTTGACCATCCAGAGCGATCTGGGTTTGTCCCATATCTAAACTGGTTCTCTGGAGATGATCGAGTTGCTGTTTGTCGTTTGACGGAAAATCATCGGGGATGGATCAGTCAGCACGCCGACGAGCTGACATTTCGTGCGGCAATGAAATATGTGGAGGATCAATAAAATGAAGAAAATTGCTGTGAATACGGTAAAAAATTTCCTCAAAGAGAATAAGCGTGAAAATACTTTTACCCAGACTTTTGAAGTCGGGGATAATACATTTGATGTGACTTTTCGTACAGCCTTGTCCGTGATGGAGAAGAGCGTATTTTTGAATCGTGTGGTTTCTGGATGCTTTGATATGACGGGTAAATATCGTCCCGAATATGTGTCCCCGATGCTTCGAGCCACTATTATTCAGATGTGTACGAATATTCCGGCTATGACCTTGAAAAACGAGTCTGACTCTGAGGGTGCGCCAGCGTTGGATATTGATGGTATGAATGAGCTATATCTGACGATGGATTTGGACAATATTCAGAATGATGACTACCAGGCTATGCTCCATGAAATGGTCTATTTGAGCACACAGGCCATTGACTGGAAGAGAAGCAGCGTTCTTGCAGATCATGGGACGGATTCAGCACTCAGAAATCTTTTGAATAGTCTGTCCGCAAAGGTACAAAGCCTTGATATGGATTCCCTTATGAAATATGCTGCAGTTCTTTCTGAGAGCACAAAAAATTTGGATGAGGGCGGTATTTTGCAAGGTTTGATTAACGCAAAGGCACAGTAAGCAACAAATATAACTAATTGCAGGGAGGTGGCAGAATGACTATTCGAGAAGCATTAGAAAAAGCGAATCGGCAGCTAATATCTAAAATCGACAATGCAATGTCTAAAGAGGTTTTTGAAGAGGTGCAGGATGAGGAGTCTGCCACCATCTACTCAGAAGTTTATAAGGTTTATACCCCAAGAATGTATCGCCGGCGCGGTGAGTATGGCGGGTTGGGAGATCCCTATAACATTGAAATGCAGGGTGGCGCTGCTAAAAATGGAGTGTTGGTTGTTGTGAATTTGACTGAACCAAATCCAGGTGGATGTTCTGACGCAGACCAAGTGACTACGGGAAAGAATTTGCCTGAGTTGGTTGAGTATGGCGACGGCTATAAGTTTTATCACTATGACTTTCCGGGGCGTGGGCGCTATATGCAGCCCCGTCCCTTTACTCAAAAGACGATTGAGCATTTAGAGCAAAGCCGCGCCCACATAAACGCATTGAAAGCCGGACTGAAACGGCAGGGGATTAAGGTCAAATGAATTTTAACAGAAAAAGGTGGTGAGAGGTATGGACGAGGATCTGAAAATTATATTGACAAGTGAACTGGAGGCTGATGAGCAAGCGTCGGCGCAACGTATTTCTGCGCAGTTGCCAAATATTGCGAAGCTAATCAATTCCAGAAGCAGTATCAAGGTTGGAGTATCTTTGGATGAATCGACTGTTCGCTCAGATACACAACGCATTTCCCAGCAGATTGCACGGGCAACTCAATCTCAAACGGTTGGCGTTTCTTTGAACCTAGACCAAAGCTCTGTCAATAAAATTAGGGCTGAACTAAATAATTTGAAGGTTAGCCCCGATATCTCTCGCGCCATGACTGACCAACTGGATCGAATGGGAATCCAGATTGATCGGATTACTGGTCGGTGGGAAACTGTAAATGGCGAACAGGAGCGTATGCTGAATCTGACTATTCAAGGCACTGATCAGATGCAGCGTACCGTTACATATTTGCAAACATATGATGCCGAGACTGGTGAAATTAGTACCAATCTTACTAATGTAACGACAAATCTTGAGAGACAGCGCAAAGCCCAGGAACAGTTGGCGGCACAAGCTCAGAAGGATAATGAATCAAGACTTTCATACTTGAATCGTCAAAAGTCCGTTCTGCAAGATATCCAGGCTGCTTACGCCGGCCAAACATCTGTAAAACCTGTTACGGACAGCGATCATTTGACCAGACTGAATGAAGTCTATTCTGCTGTCAATAAGCAGATTGAGAATATGATTGCTACAGAAGGGCGCTTGGACAATGTGCAGCGTTCTAATTTGGAGTCCCAAATTGCGGGACTACAACGCTTAGTAAAAGAATATCAAAACGCCGAGTATGTAGCAACAAAACTGAGAACAAAGGATATTGGGTCTATTAAGAGCGATCAGTTGTCAGGATTGATTGCGCTTGAAAAGAGACTGGAATCTGCTGGCACACTGACAGACGCTTTTGCATCCAAGATTGACGCTCTTAAAAGTGAGCTGAGTAATGTTGGGACAAAAGATCAGTTGGTGGCCTTTCTTAATAATTTTGACCAGTTGAATAATGATGTAGCTGTCTTCCAAGAGCGGTTGCGTGGTGCAAATCAGATTTATACGCAGTTTATCTCTTTGGATAAGCAGATTACTTCTGTTCAATCTGAGATGTTAAGGCTGAACCCTGATAGTGACCGGAATAAGTTGGCTGCTTTGGAGGGGCAGCTTGCCGTCCTAAACAACCAGAGGACTTCTTTGGAGAGCCAGTTGGCCCCATATGCCGATATTGTTCAATACGCAAAGCAGGCGACGGCTCTTGAACAGAGCCGTCTTTTGAATGGCTCAAAACTTGTTACAACTCAAATGGCACTTGCAGATAAGGCGCGGGAATATGACGCTGCTATGCGCGGTATTCCCTCCGTCATCAATGATCTGCAAACCAAATATAGACAAGTAGTTTCTCCGACTGAATCTCTTGTGCAGAATATGCGGCAGCTCCGTGATACTGCTGCTCAATATACCTCAGATATGGGGGACAGGGAAAAGGTTGAAACCTATGAGCGGCTACAGACTCTTATCGGAGCGGTCAGTAAAGAGATGTCGCAGCTCATCCGAATCCAGCGCGGTGAGGTAAACGATTTTAAGTTTACACAGAATCTTGAAAAAGCAAAAGCGGATTTGGAGACAGTTGGGAGAACATGGAGCGCCCTTAAAGGCGATCCTGGTCTTAACGCACAATTCCAGCAGCTAAGTCAAAATCTGACTATGGTTAATAATCAGATGGATTTGAATAAGTGGAATGCTCAATTCAGCACATTCAAATCTGAGGTTAAGGCTGCTGGTCTTAATATGCAATCTTTGGGAGATATCCTAAAGAACAATGTCGGAAAAGTGTTGCAGTGGGTGTCTGCTACTACACTTCTATTCCGAGCATTTGGATTGCTACGACAGGCGGTTGATACAGTAATTGCGCTGGATACCGCTATGATCGATCTGCGTAAAACTACAACAGCAACCGAGGAAGAGTATCGGCAGTTTTATTTGACTGCGAATGAGACGGCAAAGGCGCTTGGCGTCACTACGGAAGAAATTATTTCACAAACTGCCGAGTGGAGCCGTTTGGGATATTCGATGCAGGAGGCGGCAAAGCTCGCTGAAAACTCAGCAATTTTCCGTGCGGTTTCTCCTGAGATGGATATTTCAATGGCAACCGATGGCCTGGTTAGTATCATTAAAGCGTTTGATATTGATGTAAATGATTCGCTTGATGGAATCGTTTCAAAGGTCAATGCGGTTGGTAACGCATTTGCTGTTTCTAATGCGGACGTGGTAGAGGCTTTGACAAGAAGCTCTGCTGCAATGGCCGTGGCAAATAATACTTTCGATGAGACGGTTGCATTGGCGACTGCCGCAATCGAGATTACCAGAGACGCCAGCAGTGTCGGTAATGCCCTAAAGACTATTTCAATGCGTATTCGTGGTTATGACGAAGAGACAGAGGAATATGTCGGCGGCGTGCAGGAACTGACGGGTGCTATTGCTGATTTGACCAAAACAGCCAGCAATCCTACTGGTGTATCTCTATTTGAAGAGGGAGATCCTGATACTTACCGTTCTACCTATGATATCCTGGCGGATATTGCGGATATCTGGGATGAGTTGACTGATAAAAACCGTGCTAATTTGCTTGAAACCTTGTTTGGTAAGCAAAGAGCACAGGTCGGTGCGGCAATGTTGTCCAACTTTGACCAAGCTAAAGCGGCTATCGATACAATGATGGATAGCGCCGGCAGCGCTGAGGCAGAGATGGAAAACATTTATCAATCTCTGGAATATAAACTAAATGCGCTACAACAGACTTGGGTTGGTGTTGCACAAAACTTGTTGGACACCGACGATATGAAGCTTGTTGTAGAAGTATTGACAGTTCTTTCAGAGGCGGTTGATAAAGTTACAGAGTCGTTGGGATTGTTTGGCACTGTTGGATTGATTGTAGTAATTGCACAGTTGGTCAAGTTCAGATCTACAATTAGCACAATCAATTCTGCGATTACACCGGTTCTAAATACGCTGTCATCTATGAATTTTGATGGTAGCACGGCGAGCGTACTGAGTTATGCTTCTGCGTTGGCTGGACTTGATCCTGTCCAGCAGAAATTGGCTATGACCATGGCTGGGTTGAATAGCCAGCAGCAACAGCAGATTACTACGATGTTAGCGGCTATTGTTGCGATGCAGCAATATACGGTTGCCGAACTGGAGCAAGTACTAGGGCTGGAAGCAGGTACTATTGCTAACGAACTAAATATTGCCTCAACAGAACGAGTTACGATTGAAATTCTAAAGGCCGCAGTTGCGAATGGGAAATTGACTCAAGCTCAAATGGAGCAGATCCTTGCAACTAATAAACAGACTGCGACCAATAATGCGGCTGGGCTATCTTTCTCAAACTTGGGGAAAACGGCTGGTGCAGCTTGGAAGAGTATGAGCGCTCTTTCTAAGTTTAGCTTGGTTGCCGGAGTTGTAACTACTGCGATTTCGCTGATCTCTGCGGCATGGAATTACTTTTCTGAGCAGGCAGAGCGTGCCGCGCAAAGAATGCAGGAATTGGACGAAGAGTATCAAGAACTTCAATCTACCATTTCTAGTGCGGCAAGTGAATATAGGAGCCTAAAAACTACATCTGAAGAAATTATTCCAAGATTTGTTGAACTAGCAGAGGGCGTAGATAAGTTTGGCAAAAATGTCAGCCTAACCGATGAAGAGTACGCTGAGTTTCTGGATTTGAATAACCGGCTTGCCGAAATGTTCCCAGAAATCAACATGGGTATGGATAGCAACGGAAATGCTATGCTGACGCTTTCCTACAGTGCCGATACTTTGAGAGACTCCCTGTTGGAATTGGTTGAGGCGCAGCGTGAGGCGGCAAATGCTGAAATTGCAGAAACTATGCCCGATGTTTTGGAGAATATTCAGAACAGTAATGACGCATACCGGGATGAAATCGACAAACTAAAAGATATCCAGGACGAGTACAGACAGGTTTATGAAGACTTTATAAACCGAAGTCTGCCAACGAATATTGGAAGATATTCCACTAAAGAAGCGGGCGCGGCTGCTGCAGAAGAATTTATTGCAAAGGCGAAAGAGCTTGGCATTAGTGGCTCTGTATATCTTGATGACCAGCAGAGTACAAATAACGGTTATGTATTTTCTGTAGAGTGGGATTATACGCCGCTTGAAGAAGCTGGGCAGGCATTTTTGATGCCTTATATTGATGAGCAGTATGAAATTGCCCTTCAACGCTATGACAAACTGATTGAGGATTATCAAGCCAGAATCCAGGCTAAATGGAATCAGCTAAACCCAGTAGTAAGTAGCTGGATGCAGACGGACTTTATGTTCCAAGATCTGAACGATCCTATGCAAGAAATCGCAGAAGCTATGATTTCTGGTCTGGATTTTAGCTCGCTGGGTCTAACAACTCAAGAAGAAGTTCAGCAGTATGTAGATGATAATATTGTTGAACCGCTATTTTTGGCAGCGCCCGAAGTAAAATCTGCATTCGAGAACTTGACAGATTGGAAGGAACAACTGGCAAGTGGTGACATGACTGAGGATGAGTTCTCAGAGAATGTGACAAACGCATTTAATGGGATCTTTGACTCAATGCTACCGAAAAATGTAGATGCTTTTAAGACAATTTTTGTTGCGGCATTCAATGAAATGGGAATTGCCGGCGATGATTTTGGGTCAGTACTGGATGGGCTGATTGACGAATGGAGCAATACTTCTACTGGTGCTGAGGGACTTAATGCAGAGCTGACGGTATTGACCGATACGCTTTCCTCACTGAGATCCGCTTACAATGTTTTGGAGCAGGCCCAGGATGATATGGCTTCTGGCGGTTTGACTGCTGAGACAATCGAAGAGCTGGCAAGACAGGAAGAGAACTATCTTGACTATCTTTATGAAGAAAACGGCGTAGTTAAGCTTAACGTTGATGCGTGGAAAGAAAGAGCAAATGCTCAAATGCTTGGAGATATTTCAAGTATTGAAAACCAAATTGATGGTATTGAAGAGCAAAACGAAGCTCTAAGAGAAAATATTGAGTATTACGAAGAACAACGTCAGCTTGGCAACGATGGTGGTTTGTGGACAAATCTTATCAGCGAGGCTACAAGCAAAATCGAAGAAAACAATGCTGCGATTGCTGAAAATCAAAGTAAACTGGCGATCTATAAGTCATTGTTCAATGAGATTACTGGTGGCCTTGGTACGATGGCCGAAACTCTTGATACTTTCGATCAGGCTACGGCAAGCCTAGAAAATCTTGCAAAGGTTCAAGACGCTGTATCATCCGGGTATAGAATTTCAGTTCAACAGGCGAGGGAGCTTGCCGAAGTCTATCCCGAAATTCTCGCTCAAGCAACAACTGCGGCTAACGGTGAGATTCAGCTTAACCAAGCGGTGGTAAATTCTTTTATTGCAACGAAACAGGGAGAAGTACAGACTGCCGTTAATGCAGAAATCCTGAAGCTTCAAGCCAAAGAAGCGCTACTTCAGGCTGAACTGGGTATTATCGAAAGCCAGATCAAAGCGGCGGAAACAGGAAACTCAGAGGAAGTAAGACTTGCCAATGAGTCGGCTGCAGCACAGATTGCTTTGGAGCAGGCCGTATTGTCTGCCTGTGAACAGGCTGGTATTGACGAGGCGACTGCAAACCAGCTTGCTCTTGCTGCAATGACGGGTGACTGGGATACATTTACCAGTCTTGCAGGTACAGCTCTTTCTAACCTCGATTCTGATAGCGCAATTATCTTTAATAGTGTTATGAGCAATTTTGCGATCACTGCGCAAAATATGGTTGATAACACCAATACGGTAATTGGTGCTTTCAGTAAGATGGGTTTGGCGCTTCAAAATGCGATGAAGGGTATTACCACCACACAATATGGCGGTACTACATCAGCAGAAGCTGTGTCTGCGGCAATCAGAGAAGACGTTGATGGTCTAATCTCTGATATGTTTGAAGAGGAAAAATCCGATTACACCGACACTGAGGGAGATCGAGACGAGGCTCTTGAGAAGTGGAAGGAAGAGCTTCAAAATATCGTTGATGATTATGCCTCTGTCGAGCCGGATTTGGATAGCTTGTATGCGCAGAGAGACAGCATCAATGAGCAGATTGCGTCAGTACAGGGACAAATTGCCTTGTTGCAGTCGCTCAAAAATACTCCGCTCAGTCAGTTTGGTGAAACCGGCACTACTGGCTCTACTACGGGCACAGATGTTGAAGAATATATCGCTGAGATTGACCAGTACCGTGAGGCAATCGAACGCCTCAGAAAAGCTCAAGAACAGGTTTCTGACATCGAACTGAGAATTGAAGAAAGCGACGATATCCGAGAAAAGATCCTTTTGACACGACAGTTGATTGGCGCATATGAGCGTGAGCAAGATGCCTTGTCGGATCTTAATAAAGCAAGGAGCGCGACCATTCAGGCCAGCGTGGAATCTTTGCGTGAGCTGGGATTTGCTGTTGAATATAACGCTGAAACAAATGATCTTTGGATTTCCAATATGGAACATCTGAATGAGCTGACGGCGGATAATAAAGGCGAATACGATTCATTGCAAGAGGCCACAAACGCTCTTCGTGAGAATACGGAAGACCTAATTAACACCATTACCGATTTGAACGAAGAAAACAGGGATGGTGCTTCTACTTGGAGAGATGTTGCTGGTAGTATTTCTGATGCTCGTGAGCAAATCACGGAATACCTTAACGAAATTGTTGAACAGGCATCCAATGCGGTAGACACAGTTCAGAACGTATACGATACACTTCACGATGCTGCGGATGAGTATGCGGCCAGTGGGTTCATTACAGTTGATACTCTGCAAAGTATTATCGGTTTGGGACAACAATATGTTGCATACCTTATTGATGAGAATGGGCAGTTGGTTATCAACGAAGAACGTATCAAGGCCGTTATTGCGGCTCGTACTCAGCAGATGGCGATTGAAAGCTCTCTTGCCTATGTTGAGGCTTTGCGGATGGCAAAGGCTGAAGGAGATATCGCAACACTTAATAATCTTCTTTATGCTACCGAGGCTGCGACCAATGCTACCTGGGGTTTTGTATATGCAAACCTCGCTTTGGCCGGCTTGGATGCAAACCAATATCAGGCGGCATTGCAGAATATCAATGCAATTCGTGCTCTGGCTGACAGTGCGGTTCAGAGTATTGGACAAACAGTGGGCGGCGTTACCGAAGAACTGGAAGAGATGCAGCAAGGATTGACCGACATCCTAGAATATGTGATGGATATGCTGAAACAGCGTGTCCAGGATCAAATCGACGGATTGGAGGACATGAAAGATGCCTACTCTGAAATCATTGAGCTGAAGAAAGAGTCTTTGCAGGCCAGCAAGGATGAAGCGGATTATCAAAAGAGTCTTGCGTCTAAAATGCGTGAAATTGCAAAACTACAAGCTCGCATTGATGCGTTGTCTCTTGACGATAGCCGTGAAGCCCAGGCGGAGCGTGCGGGGCTGCTGGAAGAGCTGAATGAACTTCAAGGTGAGCTGGCTGATGATCAGGCGGATAGAACGCTGGAGGCTCAGGAAGACGCCCTGGACAAGATGGAGGAGTCTTATCATGATGAAAAAGATAGAGAAATTGCAATCCTTGAGGATTCAATTTCCTCTTATCAAAAACTTTATGATATGGCAATCGAATACATCGAGTCCCACTGGGACACTTTGTATAACGAGCTGATTGCTTGGAATACCCAATATGGCAGCGTGTTGAACAGCGAAATCACTACGGCCTGGGACAATGCGCTCGCCGCTGCCCAGCGATATGGTAGTTATGTTTCGGCTTTGGGAAGTATTGGTGGTGACATTGAGGCTTCACAATCAACCGGAATGAACACTCAGGTTGGAAATACAAACTACGACAATACTTCAAATGCCCAAGAAAATATCCATGCGATTATCAAGGCAATGTATGCCAATGGTCAACTTTGGGGAACTGCCTCAGACGCGCAGAAGAAGCAACTGGCAGATAAAAACCTTCAGCTTGGCTCTATGCTGGCTGCTTATGGTATTACCGCTGTGCGTGGTGAAGATGGCGTATGGTATATTGATAGGGTCGGTGGTGAAGAACTGTTTAAGAAGTATAAACAGTATATCTATCACGATGGAGGTATCGTCGGCGGTGGAGATGTCAAGTCGAATGAACAGATTTCTTTGTTGAAAGACAAGGAATGGGTACTAAATGAGCAGATGGTTAAAAATCTAGTTGCTCAGATGGATGTCATTCGTACATTGGCTGATGGCATGGGCGATCTGCCTGATTACGTTGGTAACTCTGCTTTGTCTGATATCATGAAGCAGGTAGGAACCAGCAAAACAGTGAACAATGTCACTAATAACAGCAGACCGATTGAGGTTCAAATTGGTGACACGATTATTCATGGCGCTGATCAGTCTACGGTTGAGCAACATATCAAAGTTACACGCGATATGGTAAATCAGATTGGTCGGATCATTGGAATCGGGAGATAAGGAAGGGACGCCCAAATACGGGTACGGGCGTCCCTTTCGTTGGCAAGGAGGAAACAGATGTTCAAAAGCTATGAATTTACCTATGCTGGAATGCCCGCTTCCATGTTTAGTATGTATGTTGCGGATATGTCCAGTAATAAACATAGTGCCAATAGCTTTGCAAACCAGGCAAATATTGTTGAAAAGCGGTTGGCAAATCGTATAACTCCTATTCACTATGGAGTTAGATATAATGATAACCCTTTGAGTTTTACTTTGATTTTTGGCGCAGATCATAAATTGGATCGTTATGAAATGCAGGCCGTTGCAAAATGGCTAACAGGATACCAGGACTATCAATGGCTAAGTATTGACCAGCCAGACATGGATCATATTCAATTCCGTTGTCTTGTGCAGGAGCTGACGCCAATTCACCTTAGTTGGATGCCAATGGCATTTGAAGCTAAAATAATTTGTGATTGTCCATACGGATATAGTTATCCGTTTGAAAAAGTCTATCAAGTTAATGGATCTGTGTCGAAAGATTTTTATAACGACAGTAGTTGTGCGGAACGGCTCAAGCCAGAAATGGTAATTAACCTTGCTCCAGGTTGTACAAACTTTTCGATTAAGAATGAGACAACTGGGCAGGAAATGAAATTTGAAGGGCTACCTGGAAGTAGCATGACCATTCATATTGATAATGAAAATCAAGTTATTACTGAAGAGGTATCAAACTATGATTTGTACGAATACTTCAATTTTGAATTTTTAGAATTGGAGCCAGGAGACAATAAGTTGGTTATTTCCGGGGTCGGGAACATGATAATTCAAGGTAGATATCTTTATAATGTCGGAGCGTAAGAAGGGAGGCCGGAGATGTATCTGGACTATTCTAAACTAAAATCCGGCCAGACTAAACAACCTGTTTTGAGATTGAAGACTCTGGCTGGTAAAGAGCTTGGCGTGATTCCATGGGTCTATAATCTTACTTTTGAATTGAATTATTCCGATGTAAGTAGTGTGGAGTTTGATGTGCCCAGACATTCCAACGGGAAATTAAATCCTATGTATCGGCTGCTTACCAGTTATAAGATGCTTTATACAGAGCAGTTTGGCATTTATATTTTGCAGCGACCAACTACATCGGGCGATGGAGTATCTGAGGTAAAGCATATTACAGGATACTCGCTTGAACAACTGTTTGAAAAGAAGATTCTCTTTTTGGAAGAGGGAACTTATAATTTCTGGAATCCAGTTCAACCGGAAGATACGATTTTGGGACGAGTGGTTGAGCTTGATACAACATGGAGCGTTGGATATGTTGATCCGAAGCTAATTGGATGTTATCGTACTTTTGACGAATATGATAGTGATGTACTGAGTTTTTGCTATGGCAGCGCCATGGAAAAATATAATTGCGCAATCGTATTTGATGTATATACAAAGACGATCAATGCCTATGACGCAAGTAAAAGCCGTGGCACGGTGCCAATTTATTTAAGCTATCAAAATTTGGTCGATGCGGTTGATCTGGAAGAACTGACAGATGATATGGTTACAAAACTACATCTGTACGGTTCAGACGATTTGAGTATTCGTGAGGTCAACCCAACCGGAACCGATTATATCGTCGATTTGTCCTATTTTATTTCCAACGGAGATTTTGATATTGTGGCCGATGGTAGTTCTGCTACTCTGGCAGAGCGTATTAAGAGTTGGGATGCAGAAATTAGAAGCAGCCAAACACATTATACGAACCTGGTGGCTGCAAGGGCATCGAGAACGGCACAAAAGTTGGCTGAAGAGGTAGAACTATCTGAACTAAAAAGTGAATTGGAAGTTTTGACTGCGCAGCAAAGCGTTACTATTCAGGCGATTGCGCTAGAAAAAACATCTGCCGGCAAGGAAAGTCAACAACAGCAGCTTGACGAAATCAATAGACAGATTGATGAAAAGAATGAAGAGATCGCAGCACAAGAAAATGTTATTTCAGATTTGCAATCAGAAATTGACCAATACGCCGAAGACATTGAGGCGGTGGTTGATCGACTATCAATCTCGAAATATTTTACTGCTGCGGAGCAGAAAATCCTCAATTTGTATTTGATTGAGGGGGAAGTAGTAGAGGAAACTTTTGTTGCAACAGATGTAGATACGTCTGCGTCGGGAACATCATCTACTTTGCAAGGTGGGGTGTCGATTACCGGAGCAGATATTGCAAGAGCTACGCTGAATGGTAAAACATTGTACGCTGTTGCAGGAGGATCTTTGAAGTTAAACAATCCTACTTTGACAGCAGATATTGTTCGAGGTACTTTGGAAGTCAATCCAAATACCAACGAATATATTTTGACGGCATATCTGGGTTCTACTACATTTGAAAGCCACGATTTTCCGAGTGGTCTTATTACAGCGTCAGGAACGCTTTCTCAGTTTAGCAGTGATGTTACTGCTGTTACTCAGGATGAAGTGACAGAGTATAAAGGAACGCAGGCTTCATTTAATGCGGGAACATCCAAACTATTCTTTACAGTAAATGTAAGCGAGTATCAAAAATATTCTGTTGCACAAGAGCTGTATGCTTTTGGAGAAGAACTCCTGGAAGAGTGGGCGTGGCCGGTATATGAATTTTCAATCGACACAGCTAATTTCTTATTTCAAAAGGAATTTGAACCGTTCAAAGATGCTTTGGAGTTTGGTAAGAGCATTTATCTTAATATTGGCGATGATGGCGTTATTGAACCCAAACTAATCGGGTTATCGTTGGATTTTGAGAATCCAGAAAACTTGACATTGACATTTTCAAACCGTTTTCAAAAGAAAGACGTTGTTGCAAGTTGGCTGAGTGACATCAATAAAACCAGCACATCAAGTCGGAGTTTTGATGCCAGTAAGTATATTTACAATAAGACAGCAAATAAAACTACGCAAGTCTCGCAATTTATGGAGAATGCGCTGGATGCTGCGGTAAATACGATTATTGGAGCGAGCAATCAGAGTGTAGTAATCAACGGTGCTGGCATTCACATTGGTGGAGATGGGAACTATCAGTTGCGTCTTGTTGACAATATGATCGCAATGACAAACGACAACTGGAAAACTTCTAAACTGGCTATTGGGCGATTTTACTCTGACGCAAATACTGGCTTGAAAGATGATAACGGCAATCCAATTACGATTGGTGAAGTCTGGGGTATTAACACGGAGCTACTGGCGGGCAATCTTATTATTGGTAACAATATGGTACTGGAAAACGCCAATGATGAAGGTGTTATGCAGTTTAAGATTGATGCCACAGGAGCATGGCTTTATAACGCCTCTTATGTTATGCAGCATGATGATGGCGGATTGATGATTTTTGATCCTCGATACGGAATTGTGGCCGGAAGCAAGCTTTTGTTTGATACAAACGGAACCACTGTTACCCCAGAATTTCTTGATGAGTATGGGGATATTCAGTTTGATTCCGATGGTATGCCTGAGAATGCAAACTTCTTCCTAGACGCAAGGGACGGAAGTGCATACTTCCGTGGTAAGGTTAGCGCTATTGCGGGCCAAATCGGTGGATTTACCATCGAAGAAACTTTCCTGCATGGAGGTAGCGGCTCTAGCTATGTGGCGCTCAACGGTTCTGGAAGTGGAACCAATAGCCTATATGCGATTTGGGCAGGCAGTTCTAATCCAGCAAATGCTCCATTCTCGGTTAAGAAGAACGGAGACTTGTACGCTAAAAACGGTACGTTTAGTGGAACCGTTTCCGGTGCTTCTTTTAAGGATCGAACTGGAAATTCTATGATGAATAGTGCCTATGAATTTACTGCTGACTACTTGAATCTTAATGGTTTGAATGTGGGAAATGGTAACTTTGTGGTAGATTCTTCTGGCAATGTCTCAATTCGTGGAAGTATCACAATGGCTGCTGGATCTTCTATCAACTGGGCATATGTTCAAGAGGTAAACCCCAGCCAAAATTCTGCGTATTCTTTGGCAAACAGCGCGATTGATTATGCGGCAGATGCTTATGATAGGGCGGTTGATGCGTATAACAACGCAGACGATGCTTACAGTCTTGCCTGGGAAAACCGCTTGACGGATCAAAATGTATTTGACGTTTTGACAGGTGGAGGAAGCAGATTCGGTATCTTTAGTGATTCGTCAAGCAACCGTTTGTATATCAATGCTAACTATATTCGTGCTGGTACGATTGACGCCGATATTATTACGCTGGGTAGCAGCTATGGTGGATTTTGCTGTGGAGAGGGTTCTGATGGCGTTAGTTCAACATGGGGTTCGTTGATGTACGGATCTGCTGGCCCGTATGCAAACTATTATATGTTTGTAAGTAATAAAGGAGCGATGATGCGAGGAGGGAGCGCATCTATCTATTGTGCTGGGAATGGCATCCATGCTTCGGAAGAAATCTCTGTTGACTCAGATATTCGATTGAAAAACGATATTAGAACCGATGTGGAACGGTATGAAAAGTTTTTTCTTGGATTGCAAGCTTCCACATTCTGTTTGAAGAATCATGATGATGGGGCGCGTCATATTGGATTTATTGCGCAGGATGTAGACCAAACACGAATTTCATGTGGGCTTGACAAAAGAGATTTGGCACTTCTTGAATTTTGTGAGAAAGACATCAAAAGTACCTCTGGAAATGTGTCAGAGAAATATTACAGTATTCGATATGGAGAGCTTATTCCGCTGTGCGTGCATATGATTCAAAAATTGTATCAACGCATTGATCATCTCGAAAAGAAATTGGTAAAGGAGTAACAACTTATGAAAACCGAAATCATGCAGCGTCTGAATCTTATTTTGGGAGCGCTAAACTCTATTTCTGTAAGCGGAAAATCCAATCTTGCAAATCTGAGTGGCAGTATTGCAATGTTGGAGGAAGTGGCTCAGATGCTAAATGGTGCAGAGATTGTGGAGATTGAGAAATCCACCAAGAAATAATATGGAGGGTGGTGATAGGCGTGAGTTGTGACTACAACCCTTATACTCTCCCTACGGTTGACTTTGTAGGAGGATCGACGCAGGAGCTTGCGTTTCATACATTCTTCTCACAAAACAAAAGGCCGTTCGATCTGTCAGCTTGTACAGCGAATTTTGCAGTTATCAATTTTGTCAATAAAAATGGGACACCATTGATTTCAAAGCAAATGGATATCATTAAAAGCGAAGATGGAGATGGAACGGTTGCGAATGTTCTCAAAGTTGTGTTGTTGCCCGAGGAAACGGTAGACCTGTTTGGAAAGTTTATTTATCAGATTACCATTCAAGATATTTCTGGAGAAATTGAAATTCCAGACCAGGGGATTCTTCGTATCGCAAATAACATCAATAAAGTATTTAATCGTTAAGAACAAAGAAAACTAATGCGAAAGGATGGACGATAATGAATACGACATATTTTTTGAATCTTGTTTCAGGTAATGTGTTCGGTTCTCAGAAGACGCCGGCGATTCCAACCAAATATTATTTGGGTCTGAGTAGCGCCGCTCCCAGTTTGGACGGCTCGGGCGTGGTAGAGCCGGAGGAGGGGACTGGTTATGCTCGTGTTGAGCTAACTTCTTTGAGTGCTCCGCTCAACGGTGTTGTGACCAATACTGCCGCAATCGATTTTGCAGAGAGTACGGCAGAATGGGGAACTATGACGCATTTTGTAATCTATGATGCTTTGACTGAAGGAAACCTGTTGATGTATGGCGAGCTGTCTGCAAGTCGTAAGGTCGAGGCCGCAACCATTATGACCATTAAGTTGGGATCTCTGAATTTGTCTGTGGTCAACCCATCTACATAAGGAGGATAGAATATGAAGGAGTACGATATTTTCCTTAAACAGCGTTTAACTGAAGGTAAAATCATCGTTTACTCCCTCCCATTTCGTGATGGTGTATCCGCTGTAAACAGAATTGTTTTGCAAGCGTTAGTGTCTTATTTTACTATGCAGAAAAAGATTGCGATTGCCAATCAATCCGTACTCGTATCAGAAATTGACGATATGCTGGCTACGGTTTATGAAAAGATTGAAAATCAAGTCTGTTTGGATGCAAGCGCTGTACTTACAACAAGATACCAAAATGAATTAAAGCAAGCAGCGATGGAGTTGGACATCCCCAATCTTCCGCTGCTTGCTTTGAGTTTCTTTGCTCTGGAAGATCAAGTCGGTATACAAGTAAACCAGCCATTTGCATATGCCAAAAGTTCTTTGGGTGAGTCTAAAAGTGCAATGGTTGTTTTGGCAAAAAGCCTGGCAGAGCAAAAGCGTATTTTTGATGTGATGCAGACTCAGACGGTTTTGGGAGCGGATGACCTTGACTTTCAGAAACATGGTTTTGAATCGGGAGATAGTTCAGTCTGTATTGATCAGACAAGCCCAGAGTTGCTTTACCGATATACAACTGGACTGGAAGCAATGTTTGAAATTATAGCAAGTATTGGAGAAACAGAATTTCACTACTCTCTTGGAGATGGCGACAGCTCAATTTGTATTCAGAGTTCTGAACCGGAAACGTCAGCCGTTAAAAAAATCGAGATCGGTAGTGACATCGAACTGTTCGCTGAATTAGTTGTTGAAACGATAAGTCTATTTTCTGTTTCAAACGATATGTCAATTCTCATGTCTCTAAATGCAGGAATGAAGCGATATCGCTTGCTGTCCGAATTGGATGGGAATGTTTTGTCAGACATAGATGATATGACAATGGAAGAATTGGACTATGTAATACTTGCGTAAAGGGAAAGGAGAAAGGTATGTCACAGGCTCATCTTGGAAGCTTTAATGGAACTGTGACGCCAGGAATCAATATGCTTGAGGTTTTCAAACAAAATGAGCTTGTTGATAATCCCAATAGCATTTTGAATTATGGCAACATGGTGCTGAAGAAGTTTGGGATTTCGTGTCCGGCTGGGACAGTTGTTAAAATCAACGAGAAAGAAATCCCGGTTTTTACTGGCGTTTTTGAATTGGGAATGAACCAGATTGATATTACATCGTTGATCTTTTCAGAAGCAGTGGATGTAAATATTTACTATATGTATTAAGAGGGGAGGCAATGCGTAATGGCCGATTTGCCTTTTTTCAAATATAGCGGCACCGGAGGCGGCGGAGGTATTAGTGGGGTGTCTGGATTTAATATCGATGAAAACGGATATCTTCACGTGACCTATGATGATGGAAGAATTGAAAATCTTGGTAAAGTCAAAGGGGAAGATGGCGCAGTTGTTGTTCCCCATATTGATGAACACCATGTTCTGACATTTACCGTAGAGCAGGAAGTAACGGAACTCCCCGGCCCCGTTGATTTGAACCCGCATGATGAGTGGTCTGATATTGATGACAGCGAGATTGTTTCTGACTATGTGTGGGAGCAGATGTAACGCTATATAAACTCTTAGAGAGTGTTTATATATTTTGATTCTATTGTAAAGGAGGGAAATCGAATTGGCTAATGTTATTTTTAAGGTCGGTACAAAAGCGCTCTTTGATGCGTTGGAACAGAAAGACACAAATACCTTGTACTGGCTTGAAGATGTACAGGAACTCTATAAGGGCAATCTTTTATTTGCTACTGGCAAGACGGCATCTGAAACTGCTGCTGGCCTGATGTCTGCTGATGACAAAATTAAGCTTGACAGTCTTTCTCCTGGTACATTGACTGGGCTTACCCCAGTAGATGCGTCAGTCATTATTGCTGATGGCGAAGACGGTAAGACAATCGGCGTACAGCTATCTAAAGAAGCTGGCAATACCATTGTACTGAAAAATGACGGTTTGTTTGCCGCAGGTACTCAGGCTCCAGAGTTTGCGATTGAGAAGCAAGGAGAAGCAACAGAAGGATACGCTGCAACCTATCGTCTAAAGAGAACTTTGGGAGATGAAACCACATATGTTGGCGACTCAATCAACATCCCAAAAGATTTGGTTGTGCAAAGTGGCTCGGTCAAAACAGTAACCGAAGCAGATCAGCCATATGAGGGGGCTGAGGTT